CGCAGGAGTCACAGCAGCGTGTACCGCGATCTTCGAGGGGAAGCCGACGTCGACCTTGGCCACCAGAACGGGAGCCTGGCGGCTCGCGGGAAGGTCCGCACGGAGGACCACGCCGGCGCCAGACCCGCGCCCGCCGCGGGCCGCCGGACCGCCGACGAGAGACGGGACGTACTGCCCGAATGCCGAGGCCGCGACCAGGGCAGTAACGAGAATGCTGACCAGTCGTCTCATGGTGCCCCCCTATTGAATCTTGGCTTCTTGCCAGTACGCGAGAACCCGCGTAGCCTCGACCCGCTTGTAGTAGATCAGCTTGACCCGGCCGGCGGCCGGCCACCAGAAGCAGTCCTCCGCGAGCACGGGGGTCGTCGAGTCTGGGCTTGCCGGGTACGTTGCCCCGGTGATGCCGTCGGTTCGCTCGTCGAGCGGCCGGACACGCGTCCATTCGTCGTCGGCAGCTACGGTCCACAGGGACACCGTTCCTTCGCCCTCGGGAAAACACACGAGCACGGCGTCGGCGTAGCTTGGTAAGAGGAACCAGCCGTCGGTCGTGCCGATCGGAGCGGTCTCCGTCATGTTCATATCGATAGCCTGGCTGACTGCGACCGATGCCGCCAGCGCAACCGAGAACACGATCCCCAGGACCAGGCAGTGCTTCAAGAACGTCATGGATGGCTCCTTCGTTACCACGCGATCTGTTCACGATGCGTGACGAGAGACGCATTGGCCACCGTCACAGACCCTGCCGCCGGGGCAGAACCTTCTTCGTAAGTACACTTGATGTCGCACCAGAAACTCGCGTACCCGTGGTCCTGCTTCTTGTAGAACCGGAACGAACCCACCTGGATATAGTTGCCCGAGTCATGCTGTCGGGCTTCGACTACCACGAGCACCGGGCCGTCGGGGATCGTTGACACGTCGAAGTTCAGGTTCGAGTACTCGGAGACATTGTTTTTGCCGGCGGCGGTCCACGTCAGCATCACCGACCCGTTCATGACGAACCGAACATCCAACGTCACGGCAGATGTGATGCCAGTCTGCTCCGTATTGAGCACGCCTACAGGAATACTGTTGGCGTCGGTGCGCTCGCGCAAGTAGCGGTCGTTGTCCATCATCGCCGTCGCCCGAGCCAGGGTGTAGTACCAGCCCGATATCCAGTTGAGCACCGTGAACGAAAAGTCGCCCATTTCCGCTCTCCTATAGAATCTGGCCCGCGCCGGGATCGTTCTCGTCGCCAATTCGGCTACCGACCGGGTCTGTGTCGTAGTCACCGATGATGAACACCGTGCCGCTCGCCAAGACATCGACGCTGCCTTCGATCTGGGCGGCGTCGCCTATCGGATCAACGACTACCTTCGAGGCAGCGAGCACGACATCCTCAGCCCCACCGTCTGGATCGTGAAGACTGTACCGCTCGCCAGGCACAATCGCCGCGCCTGCAAACGTCGCTTCTGTTCTGTAGATCTGCCGTGCTTGCCGCAATCGTCCGAGTGTCGTTCCTGCGGCGACTCGGATGACTGCGGGAGGTACGATCCACGGGATGTCGAACTCTTTTACATAGTCCCGGTCGTATGCCGTCTCCTCATCGCGGTACTCAATCTGCGCCGGGTCGCCATTCTGCTTTTGGAATATATATCTCACGACGTTGGCAACGTGTTCCGCGCTGTCGACACACTCCGTCGCGACGACATTCGTCGCTGCACCAGGGTCGCCACGTAAGGCGATTGTGGTATCCTCTCCGATCACGGGACGCCGTAACGCTAACTGGCCATTCGGCGCACAGAACATGGCCCAGTTGTAGACACGCAGGATCCCTTGGATTGCGTCGATCACGGAATCACCCTTGCGGAACGTCCCCGACCAGTAGTGAGTAGACGTTTCTTCTTGTGCAAGCCACCATGCCCCGGTAGAGCCGGGGTCGTAGCGATTACCTCCGCCCGTCGAGCCGGTGAGCACGTTCTTCACGTTCAGCTTCGCGACGCTGTCGAGCAGGTCTATGAGCAGGTGTACAGGCGTTCTGTAATCATCGGCGTGCGGGGTGACAGTCCCAAAGGAGAACTCATCGCCTACGGCATAGGCGTTGGCGTCCGTGTTCCATCCGCCCGACTTGATCCTGGCGCACTTGTCGGAGAGCGGCCCCCAGTAGGAATTGTGGACATCGCAATCCGAGGAGATGGTCCCCGACTCGACGTTCACCCCGTACGGGTCGTAGACATCGAAAGCGGTAGCAGACGTGAATACGATTCGCCACGCGCCGGTGGGGAGGCGGAAATGATCGAGTATTTCGACGCCTTCGTCTTCACCGTCATTGTCCCAGTCGTTCTGGTAGTCGGTGCTCGCCTCCGTCGTGTAGATCAGACCGGCGAATCCGCCGACGTACCAACCCCAGTCATGAGGAAACTCAGCATTCACCAGAGACACGAGCGGATCTTCGTTCTCGAACCGAATCAGGCCGTCGCTTGACCTCGCGAGTTTTCGGATCACAGCGGTGGCGAGCGGTTCATCCTCCTCACCGATCATCGCGCGGAGCTGGCACCAGCACTGATCCAGACCAGCAGCCGGCAGGGTCAATGCGGGCGAGTGCGTCACCTCCATCTCCCATTGCTGCCCCTTCGCGATCCCGACTCCAAGCTCGGTTTCGCGGTAGATCGGATTGACGCTGACCACGAACTCAGTGGCGGTGAGATCAATGAGCTGGTTCGCCTTGTCGCGGATCAGCACCCGCAAACGACAGGCGTCTCCCCAGGCATCTCGTACCTTGTCAATCCAGGTCGTTGGGTAGAACGGCGGCATCACTGACCTACGGCGTATTGATCTCGTAGTCGTCCATCACGTTGCGCTGAGGGGCCGTCAGCGCATCACCAACCAAGTCATCCAGGCGGTCCGCCACGGCGGCCTCGAGGACGGTCGTCGCGACCCCGGCCTCCCACTCGGCCTCCAAGCCGGCGTAGTCGGCAAAAGCGAGCTGGACGACTTCCTCGCACGTCCCATCGCTGTGCAGATCGACAACCACGTAGAGGTGGTCTGCGGCAGCGTGGACCTGGGTATCCGGATCGAACACTGTCGGCCGGAACATTTTCTTGATGGTGGCCATGCTGTCCTCCCTACCACTCGGCCGCGACGACCGAGACGAGATTCCCGTATGCCGTAGCCTCGACGCCGCTCGTGAGCCCGGAGATCCCCGTCGATTGCCCGGAAGTGAACCGCCCAGTCGTGAGATCGCGCGAGAGGGCCGAACGAACCACCAAGCCGCTGCTCCAGTCGCTGCTGTAGAGCGTGTAGTTCGCCGGGCTCGCGAACCCCGGGTGGCCGAGCGTCGTGTTTTGAATGGCGAACCGAGATGTCCTCGTCGCCCCACCGCCAACGGAGTAGATCGCATACCGGCAATAGTTGCCGGCACCGTTGCCGGGGAATGTGAAGTGGCACGCGTCCAGAATCAGCCGCTGCCAGGCGCGGATGCGGAACCCGTAGAGCCATGAGTTGAGGTTGGCGACATCAAGCCGCCCGGTGCAGTTTCGCAGAATCACGTCGTTCACGTACGGACCGTAGTGATCAGTCCCTTGGTCGAGCGCGTCGATCACCATCGCGGCCGCCTGCTCCGAGCCCTGCGCCGCCGCCGCTTGAGTGAACGTGAACCCGTCGATAACGAGTCGATGCGTCTCCGCGTCAACGGGGTCGAACGTGACGAGCGGACTGGGCGTGCCGTCGCCGCGCAGATTGACGCTCGTCGAACCGTTGCCTCGGCCGTCCTGGGCGTACCCACCGCCGGCCACCGCGACGAGCCTGACGCTCCGCGTCACCGTCAGCCGCTCGGCGTAGCGGCCCGGATATACGAGGATCGCGCCGGCCGACTGTTCATCGAAATTCCCGGCCTCCCAGGCGGCAATAGCCGCCTGTATCGTGTCGAAGTGACGCCGGCTCGACGGCGATCCGCTGAGATGCAGGTTCGCTTCGGAAAACTCCGGGCTCACGAAGAAGACGTTGCCGGGGCAGAGGTAGCGGTCCAGCATCAAGCGAACATTGCGATGCGCGGGGCCCCAGTTCTGGTCGCCATCGGCCCGGTAGTCAAGTGCGGTGCGCGAGGTCAGAGTCATTGCGGCCGCTCCTCCAGTTCGTACTCCAGCGAATAGCGCCCGCCCCGAACCCTTGTCGGGTTCCACTCGCGGGTGCGCCAAAGGACCGGGATCACGCTTCCAGTCGGATTGCCGTCCGGTAGAAGATTGAAGATCCTCGCAGACCAGTACGTCTTGAGGGCCGTCAACTGCTCGCTTTCCAGCCCGCGATGGATCACGCGCCACCGGCCGATCTCAGCCCACGTCCGCTGACCGATCACGACCCCGTGGCGCTCATGCTGCGGCCCCGCGATCTCGACCCGATCCCGCGTGCGTAGGTCATCGCTGCCGAGGTACTGGCAAGGCACTTCGTAGGGGTCATAGAGCGAACCGCCGAGCGGGCACGTACCGAGCGCACTGGTTCCAAGCGCTCCATTAGTCGCATATTGGTTGCCTTGTAGCTGGTAGGCCGGGCTGCCCATCGCCTATTCCTTGTACGTACGGCTGATCTCCGTCGCGATCGTGCGGCCGATCACCCGCGCCCATTGCTTCACGGCCATGCTATTGTCCGCAATCAGCATCGATCCCCTCGGCACCGTCAGCGCCACGCTTACGTTGATCGCGCCAACGCCACCCGCGCCGGCGAGGGCATAGTTGGGAACGATCCGGCCAGGAGACCGGGGGACGAAAAGCTCCGGGCCTTTCTCGCCCACCAGGTAGGGCACCCCACCGAGCACCGGACCGCCCGCAGCCTTCCCGACTGCCGGAAAGCCAAACACTGAGGCGAAGAAACCGCCTGGACCGCCGATAGAAGCTAGTGCGATTCTCAGCACGCCCGAGAACAGCATCCCGAAGATGCTGCGGCCTACGGACGCAAGGCCATCGAGCAGACTCCGCGTCCGAAAGACCGCATCGCCGAACGCGTCAGCGATGCCGTCCGCAGCGGAGCGAGCGGCAGAAACTATGAATTGGAACTCGTCCTTCTGGAACCACTTCTCCATCGGGATTCCTGAACCTTCGACGCGCACTTCTCTCAGCGCATTCTTCAGCTCGCGTAGCTTCTGCCGAGCCTGCTCCGCGTTCTCCGTGATGATCTGTAGTCCCGGTCCGAGGTAGCCGATCAGCGCCCGCATCTCGTCTTCGGACATCACGTAGTCTGGCGAGCCCAGGCCGCCTGCGCCTCCGCTTCCACGGACCGCCGCCGCCCTCTCGTTGAACTCCTTCTCGATGGCCCGCATGTCCGCGTTGCGCTCTCCTCTTAACTGCGCGACTCTCAGCTGATGCTCCTTGCGGAAATTCTCAAAGGCGATCCGGTCCTCCTCGCTCAGTTTGGCGGCGAACGCGGCGGCAACGGCCTCGCCATAGTTCGCCCAGTCTGCCTGGTCGGCCATGAGGTTGGACACCCATGTCATCGGGTTGGCAAGCGACTGGCCGACGCGCTGCATCGATCGCCCCATCGTCTGTGCCAGTTGCTGCCACGTCGATTCGATTGCCTGAAACGCGGCCAGCATATTGTCCTTCATCAACCAGGCACCCTCGGCCACGTGACTCATCGACAGGCCGATACGCTTCACCGCGTAGGCGATCTGAACACCAAGCTCCTTGGTGACGCGCTGGACAGTGAGCCAGGCAATAGCCCACCCGCCCATCTTGTGGACAATCTTCGTGAGCCAGCCGGCGAACAAGGCCAGGACGATGATGACCCTGGCGAGCGGATTCACGCTCATCACGAAATTCACGACCTTCACCGCCGTCGCCAGCGCGTAGACGCCCGCTGTCGCAACCGCTAGGCCCTTCGCCCAGCCGATGATGTCGTCCTTGTGGTCCCGGATCCAGCCGATGAACTCGCCGGCCTTCTCCGCCAGCATGGCGATCTTCTCCGCAGCATCCTGGGCGAACTTCACGATCGCCGGCCGCGCCTTGTTTGCGAAATCGATGAACTTGTACAGGGCTTCGGTCAGTACTGGCTTCAGCGCCTTGAACGTCCCGATCAGCGCTTCCTCGAGCGCGGACTTCACTTCCTCCCAGCGGCCTCGGGTCGTGTTCATCTGCCGGTCGTACATCTCCCAGGCGGCCTGCGTCCCGGTCACAGCCCTGGTCAAACGGTCGAACTCGACCGCGCCTTGACCGATCAAGACCTGGGCGGCGGTCAGAGCCCGGATGTCGAACATCTTGGCGAGCTCGCGCGGCGACAGTTTCTGAGATTGCAGACGGGCGATCACGGCTCCGAGGCCGTCGACCTCGACGCTCACTCCCCCGAGGGCCTCCTGGAGCTCCTTGCCCGGCTCGATGAGCGTCGCCAGCACCTGCCGCAGCCCGGTGCCGGCCATCGACGCCATCATGCCGCCGTTGTGCAGTAGGGCGAGCGCCGCCGTTGTCTCCTCCAGGCTCATATTCACGGAGTGCGCCGTCGTGCCGACGTAGGACAGCGAGTCCGAGAGCCGCTGCATGTTCAGCATCGAGTTCTGAATACCCGCGCCGAAGACGTTGACCACCCGCCGCGTCTTGTCGGCCTCGATGTTGAACTGCCGCAGCGTGCTCATCGTGAGCTCGGCAGCGGTCCCCATGTCGGAGAGCGTGGCGCCCGCGAGCTTCAGGACTCCCTCGGTCGCGGCGATGATCTGGCCCGCGTTCATGCCACCGGAGGCGAGCGAGTACATCGCGTCGGCGGCCTGGGAAGCGGAGTAGGCGGTCGTTGCGCCGAGCTCGCGGGCCCGGTTCTCCAGCTGGACCATCTCGGCGTCGGTCGCACGCGCCACCGAGCCGACGTTCGCCATCGCCTGCTCGAAATTGGCGCCAACCAGGATCGCCGCTGTCGCCGCGCCCACCAGCGCGGCCGTGAGCGCGGTCGCGAGCCGCCGGAAGTCCCGGTTCACCCGGTTGCGGAAGCCGGAAAGCGTCGCCTCGGCCTGGCGGATGCCCGGCCCCAGACGATTGATCGTCCGCAGGTAGATCGCGACTTCCCGCTTCATCGAGTCGCTCACGCAGCGCCGCCCCCCATGGCTTTCTTCTCGTCGCGGAACTTCCGCGTCTCGTCATCGATCAGGTCGAACACGCGCATTGTCACGTTGCTCTGGTCCAGTACGCCACCCGCCTCCGGCAGCGCCCCGAGCTCCTTGCACCGTCGGTACAGCTGCATGTACCAAGCGGCCTCGTAGAGCAGCGCCGGGTAGTCGTCGATCGGGCAGGACGCGCAGTAGGTCTCAGGCCTGTCGCAGGTTGCGCAATCGAGTGGCTCGACCTGCCCGTCGGCGACTTCGATGAGGAACCGGATGGCGTCCCTCATTCCCCCTCGTCCACGGCCTCCTCGCCGTTGATCTCCTGAACCTTGGCCTGCAGCTTCTCGACCATCCACTTCGGTAGGCGGTCGTAGACTTCCGGGGTAATGGTCTCGTGCTCGACGGCGCCGGCGCCGAGGCCTCGGACTCGCACGACCGACCGGCAGACCCGCGTCTGCGCCATCTTGCCGGCGTTGTACCGGGCCCCACCCTTGCGGCTCGCTGTGACCATCGAGTCGGTGATCGCCCGATCGTCCCGGCCGGTGAGCGCGCGCATCCAGAACTCCACGCGTCCGGCACACTCGGGCGCGTTCGTTTCGCACGACCGCAGGTTCTGGTCGTAGCCGAGCACCAAGCTCGGCGCCTCGTCGGTCGCGTCCAGCCGGTCGAGATCGAAGTACGCTCGGTTGAGTTCGAACACAGCTTCCTCCTTGAAGCAGCGCCGGGCTACGCGGCCCAGGCGACGACGGTGTTGTCGTCCGCGGTGATCCGGATGATCGGGTCCGTGCTCTTCTTGAAGGCGCGGACCTTGAGGGTAGCGATGACGGGGTCCTCGCCGTCGCCGATCTCGCCGACGTACGAGCCAGTAATCCGCGAATGCGGGACCTCGATCTTGAGGGACTGCGGGGTGCCGGTCGGGTCGGTCGCCATCGTGACCTCGAGCGCGATCTCCTGGCCGCCCTTCCAGGCGTCGCGCTCGGCCCGCGCCTGCGCGCCTGACATCTGGCGGGTGACCTCGAAGTCGAACGTCCGGCCGCCCTCGGTGATGTCGTTGGGCTGGTCGCTGTCGAGCGTGATGTTCTCCTCGGTGTTCTGCTGGCGCTGGTAGTCCATCTTGAAGCCCGTGATCTCGCGGTTGCTCGCGACCGCGACGCCGTTGATGCCGATCTTGTAATCGCCGGCGCGCAGCGAGTGCCACGAGAGCGGGAACGCGGGCAGCGCCTTGGTGAGCGTCGCCATCTCGGCGCCCAGGTTGCAGAACGCCCCGCCAATCGCCATTTGGCAGAACTTCCGCCGGGAGACCTCGAACGACATAGAGGCGATCTTGGCGCCCAGGCCGACCTCGGTGACGAGGGCCGCCGAGGACCCGATCTGGGTCTGCAGGTCCCGGTACAGCGCGAGCCACTTGCTGTCCTGCGACGGGATGATCTGGTGGGCGTCCGAGACGATCGTGTCGCCGCCGAACGCCGCGGCCATGATGTAGCCGGCCTGCGTGATGTTGGGCTCGATGTTCGAGACGTTGAACGCGTAGTTGAACCCGGCTGCCTGGATGTCGGCGTTGTCCGGGGTCATCGTGTTGATCTGCTCGTAGGTGAAAGGCTCGCCCTCGAGCCCGGCGTTGCAGACCAGGACGTGGGCGGGGGCGGCCGGCTGATGGTTGTAGGCGGTCGCCATCGCCAGTCCGAACGTGCACTTTCGCTTCGGGATCGCCATCGCTTGGGCCTCCTTGCCGGCTGGTAGCGGCGTCTGTGCCGCCTAGAACTCGTCGCGGTACGTGACCGCGAGGGTGATCGTGATCTCCATGACGTAGTTGCCGCCCTCGAGCAGCCCGAGATTCGTCGAGGAGCTCCGGTACGAGCTGATCTCGACGCCGGGGATTCCCCACGAGACCGCGTCCCACATGATCCCCTTGATCTCCTCGCGGATCCCGAGGGCCGCGCGGATGTGCGCCTCGGCGTCCGCCGGGTCGAACTCTGACGCGATACCGATCGTGAAGGTCTCCTCGGCTTCCGACACGAGCGGCTTGTCGGCCGAGGTCTGCTCGCCTGGCAGGATGCCGACTGCGGGCGTGAGCGCGGTTGCCGGGATCGGCCCGAAGTGGTAGCTCGCGGGCGCCGTGCCGTCCCACGCGTGTGCCTGGAGGGCGGCTAGGATGGCGTCCATGATCTGCTCGGTCATCGCGTCACTTCCCCTTCACCAGGAAGTCGAGCAGCGTCGTCTGGCAGGCCTGCACGTCCTCGCGCTGCCACAGCATGAACGGGCGCGCGGGGACGCCCGGGTGCATCACGAACTGCGGGAACACCGTCTTCGCCTGCGCGGTGAATCGACCCTTTTTGTCGCGACCCTGGCCCGCGCCCGCCACCGCGAACCGCAGGGTCTTCTTGTTCTTCGCCTCGATCCGGTACCGCGCCTTCTTGGGGCCCGCGAGTCCGGTGCCGTACTGGTGGTGGGGCGCGAGGCTGTGGTGCGTGTAGATGGTCGCGTTGTCGAGGCCCAGGATCTTCTGGTGGATCGACTTCTTGAGGATGCCGGTGTCCTGCAGCGGGCGCCCCGCCTTGCGGCCGGCGGCCTGGGTGTTGCGCGACAGCGGCCGCCACTTGGTCGGCCGGCCGCCCTCCTGGAAGTTCCGCAGGACCGACCGATGCATGATCGTGGCGATCCGCTTCATCGGCGGCTTCTGCCCGCGGCCCACGATCTGGTGGAGGTACTGCTCGACCTCGCGCATGTCGATCCGCTCTTCGATCATCGCCGCGTCCCCCACCCGGTCGGGTCGTCCATGTCGAAGATCGAGTTCTCCCGGTCGCCCTCGGTCATCACTCCGCCCGTCTCGTCGACGGTCGGCTCCTTGGGCGCGTTCGCGATCCGGCTGGGGCTGGCGAGGATCCCATTGAGGCCGGACGTCGCATCGTTGATGAGCGACCGGGCGTATGCGTGCTCCTCCGGCCCCTTGGTCGCGTGGCGGGCAGCCAGGTAGCGGCCCGCGGCGAGCTGCGCGGTGAGGTCTTTGACGAGCGGGTCCACCTCGCCGTCGGCAAACGGCACCTCGTAGCCCTCGCCCAGGATCGCGTCCACGTGCACCTGGGCCGCCGCGATGTACTCGGCGAAGTCCTCGGGCACGGAGACCGCGCCCGCCTGGGGGACGTACAGCTGGACGTCGGCTGCCACGCAGTACGCCATCGCCTACTCCCGCTCGTGCGTGTCGTCGTCCGCGATCTGCGGCTCGTACTCGGGGATCGGGTCCTCCTGCTGCGGGCTCTCGGGGCTGCCCGCGTCGTCGCCGGAGCCCTTGCCACGACCCGTGAATCGCCGCGCGAGCCCGCGATCGCACAGAGCCAGGGCCTCGTCCTTCGGCAGGTCCGCGGTCTCGCCGGCGGCGTAGGTCCGCGCGCCGCTCAGGATCCGATCGTTCAACTTGACCTTCATCTCGTCTCGCTTTCTCGACGGGGCCGGGCATCACCCGGCCCCGCGCACGCGCACGAGGCCTCGCCTGCTACCAGAGCGTGGCCACGTACATCTTGTTCTGCATCGTGAGACCGGGCAGGGCGGTCCAGGTCTCCAGCGCCCACCGGCCCGCCGGGTCCTCCTCCTCCCACGACTTCACGAACTTGCCGAGGAAACCGTCGGGGGCCTTGGAGTCGAAGGCCGGGCCCTCGACCATCAGGCCGACCTCGCCGGGGGCCTTCACGATGGCCATGTCGGCCTCGGCGCCGTCGGTCGAGAGGAAGTACTTGAAGGCACCGGCAGAGTCGGTGTAGCCGTGGTCGCAGATGAACACGTCGAGGTCCGCGAGCTTCTTGACCGAGCCCTTCTCCAGGTACTCCTTCTTCGTCTGGTCGCTGAGGAAGTCGTCCGTCTCGGCCGACTGCATGAGGTAGTTGAGCGCCTGCGAACCGATGTACAGCTCGGTCGGGCCAACACCCCAGGTCTTGCGGACGGTCTCCTTCATGGCGTTGAGGTTGGTGAGAGGGACGGACGACGCCGGGACGTTCCACGCGGCCGACACGGTGCCGTAGTTGGTGAGGCCGAACGCGTACGTGGCGGGGTCCTCGCCGGTGATCGTGAGGGTACCGGTCGTGAGCAGCTTCCACTTCCAGTACTCCATCGTGTCTTCGAACAGGTTGTCGAGGTCCTCGAGCTCGCGCTTGAGGCGCGCGTTGAACCGCTCGAGGTTGTTGGTGCCGGGCTCGGTAGACAGGCGGACCAGCGACTCGGGGAACTGCTTCTTCTCGCGAAGGATGTGCAGCTTCGCCCGCGTGCGAGTCTTGCTCGTGAGCTTCACGATGCCGGCCGCGGAGTCGGGGTTGCGGAAGACGAGGACGCCCGAGTTGTTCGTGATCTTGTCGAACTCGTAGTCGCGGGTGTCCGTCGTCTCAGGCGTGAACAGAGCGTTGGTGGGCTTGGCCTTGTCGCGCACGCGCGTCTGGACCAGCCCGGTCAGCTTGGCATTCGGAGGGAACGGCATGACGAGCTCCTTCTCGGCGTAGCCGGGCTAGACGATGGAGTGCCAGATCTTCCCGGCGAGATCGGCTTCGCCGGCGGCGTCGTGACCGATCAGGTTGCCGGTCAGGACGTGGCCCAGCACCAGGATGTCACCGCCGTGATCGGTGGCGGACGCGGCGGGATCGCCGTCCTTCAGATCGACCTCGTGCATCAGGTAGCCGACGCACGTGTCGGTGCCGGCACCGGCGGTCGCCGCGGCGGTGTACTGCGCGTACTTGCCGGACGCCGTGATGATGCCCATCGCGAGGCCAGCGCGCAGGATGTGCGTCTGGCCGGTGTTCCCCGCATCGACCGCGTTCGACGCGATGGTGCGCGAAATCGAGAGCACGCGCTCGCGGACGAACCCGCGGCCGATCTCGGTGAAAGTGCGCAGAGGCATGGTTGGCTCCTTCCAGCCCTTGCGGGCTATTCCTCAGCCCCGCGGGGCTAGCTCTTCTTCTTGTCCGGCTCGTTGAGCTTGGCGCCCTCGGCGAAGTCCGCGTCGAACTGCTTCTGCTCGGGGGTCCGCTTGTCGCTGGGGTCGGGCTTCGTCTCGCCGGAGGCCTCGGCCTTCTCCTCGAACTTGAGGATCTTGGGCCGCGACTTCAGGTCCTCCGCCCAGATGGCGAACGGGCTCTTCTGCTCGGCGAAGTTCGCCATCTGCCGCAGGGCGAGGCCCGCGGCCACCGCGGCGTCCTTGCTCGCGGGCAAGAGGCGGCCGTCCTTCACCGCGGCCTCGCAGAGCCCCTCGATCTCGGCCTTGGCCCGCGCGGCGTCGTGCTCCGCGAGCTTCGTCTGCGCCGCCTTGAGCTCCGTGTCCTTGGCCGCGAGCGCCGTCACGTGGTCCTTCGCCGCCTTCTCGCCGGCCTCGGTCAGGGTCTTCACCTGCTTCTCCAGGGCCTCGATCCGGTCCTTGAGGGCCTTCTCGTCCATATCCACGTACTCCTTGTTATCGAACGTGAGGACCAGGCCATCGACCTGGTCGCCGAAGAGCGCGGGCAGATCCTGCAGGCCCTTGACCGCCGGCAGGCGCCCGCCGAGGATCGCCAGGTGGTCGGCGACCCACGGCCGCACCTTCCCGCTCGGATCCTTCCAGTTGCGCCGCAGCCCGACCGAGACCTGCTTGAAGAGCCGCTTGTTGATGGCTTCGCGTACCACCGGGGGCACGTCCGTCAGCATGGCCATGAGCCTGCCGCCCGTGTTCCTCATCCGGGACACCCACCCGCCGGCCGGCATCAAGCCCTCGTGGCCGCCGATCCGGACGGGCACCTTGATCGTGTCCCGCAGCTCGTCGAAGGCGGTGGCGATGCCGGTGAGGTCATCCTCTCGGATCGTGACCTCGCCGCCGACCGACGCGTTCCACGTCCCGGGCAGGCACACCTCAACCCACACGCCGTCCTTGTCCTCGGCGAACGTCGCCATGAGCGAGTCCGCCACCCTCTCCGCGTCCGGCTTCTCGCCGGCCGCCTTCAGAATCGTCACGAGCTGCATGCGCAGACCCATCAGTGCACCTCGCAGAGGTTGAAGCCGTCCTGCGGCTGGATTCCCGGGAGCTGCTTGGAGACCGCGAATCGCTCGCCGGTCACGATCGGGATCAGCACCGAGCGGCACTGGTAGTGGTTCGGGGGGTTGATCCGGCTGAGCGCCGGGTCGTCCTTGCGGATCACCTGACCGTGCCACGACGCGCAGAACGGCGTCGTGCGCGTGTCCAAGACGGCCGAGTACTCGAAGGCCTCGATGAACGTCCAGACTTCCTCGTCCCGCATGAGGTTCATGCGACCGGAGTTGTAGGCCTCCGCCACGTTGGTCCGGACGATGTTGTGCAGGCGCCCGGGCGCGAGCAGCTCGTCGCTCGCGCCTCCGGCCGCAATGTACGGGTCGAACAGGCGCGCGAGTTCGAACTCCATCTGCGACGCGGTGGCGCCGCGCAGGAGTCCGCGGCCGATCACGTTGCGTGCCTTGAGCAAGAGGTCGTTTCGGTACGCGCCTGCGATCGTGAAAGCCTGCCGCTCGTAGTACTCGAGCAGCCCCTTTTGCACCGGCACCTTGTCTCGCCAGAACCGGATCACGTTGCTCAGCGTATCGACGGGGGCGCCCGAGCCGGCAAGCGGCGCAACCTCCATGTTGGCCTTCATGCTCCTGCCGACGCTGGGGCGCTCCTCGACCCCAGAGGAGGAAAGACCGCGGTCGATTTCCCCCCAGACGTCGAGCGCCCCCTGATGGATCGCGTGGCCGAACGCGGCGAGGATCGAGTCCTTGAGCGTTCCCACGTGCTTCAGCTGCAGGGTGTCCGCGGCCGCCTGGTCGCGGGTCACCGTGCCGATGCCCTTCTTGCGGACCGAGGCGATCAGATCGTCGCGCATCTTGGCGAACGTCGCCGTGAGGTTGGCCGCGAGCCGCGTCTCGATGTCGTCGAGGCCGAGCTCGATCTCCGCGAAGTTGCACTTGTCGGCGTGCGCCAGGGGGCTCAGGCCTTCGGCTAAGCCCGACGCAGGCCGTGTCTTGCCGCCGACACCGGAAGGATTGGAGCCGGGGACGCCGGTGCCTTGGTCGTTCGGTCCATCGGTGGGTGGGGCCGCAGTAATCCCGGTCCCCCTGTCGTCCGAACGTCGGTTACCGGGCGCCTCTCTGGACGTCTCGTCCCCGGCATACTGGCGCGCGGGCAGCCCCAGGCGCTCGCGCACGATCGGCTCGTCGCGGTCGGCGATCCCCTTGTCCACGAGCGCGCAGAACGCCGCCGCGAGGTCCGCGAAGGCCTCGTCGCGCATCGGCCGCCACACGAGACGCGGGAACTGGTCCACCGTCCAGTTGATCGTGACCAGGCGCTTGACGAGCTGCTCGTGGAAGATGTCCTGAGCGAACGTCTCGCCGAGGTCCTCGATGACCCAGCGGAACGACTCGGAGTGCTGCTTGCCCAGCGAGTAGCTGCCGGACTCCCCCTCGTCCAGAAGTAGCTGCGGCAAGAGCACCGAGCGGCCCATCATCCGGTCGCAGTACTGGACCCGTCGCTCGAAGATCTGGCCGTTGCCCTTCGCTTCGAGGAATTCCGCCTGCCAGGTCTGCGGGATCACCGCCGCTTTCTTGACTCCGAGCTTCGACAGGAACGTCAGGATCGACTTGCGCTCGGGCTTGCCGGCGCCCTCGGGGTACTTCCCGATTGGGGTCGGCATCCCCGCCCGCTCGACGAAGACGTTCCAGAACTTGTCGATGTGGTCCTTCGCCTTCCAGTACCGGTAGGCGGCCTTCAAGTCGGACTTGCCGAAGAAGTCCCCGTCGTGATCGTGGCACCAGATCACGAAGTACCAGGGATCGAGCGCCTTCCACTGGTTGTTGACGTTCTGCTCGAGGCGCTCGAGGTTGCCGAATGGGTCGGCGACGATCCGCCACTTCTCCGGGTCGAACTTCTTGTGCTTGATCGCACGCAGGCCGATCTTGCCCTTCCACCGTCCTTCCTCGATCGCCCGATAGACAACCTCGTGGATCGAAGTCTTGAAGACGGTCGCCATCATGGCCTTCTGCATGAAGCCGCCCGTCGTCCCCTCCATCTGCTCGAGCTGGTCCTTGACGAACTCCGCGATCTCTTGGTCCTGGGCGTCCTCGGACGCCGGCACGATGTCCCAGCCGGTGGAGATCCGGCCCAGGATCTTCAGGCGCACCGCGGACTTGACCTGCGGCTCCAGCATCATCTTGCGGTAGTCGTCGAACTGGATCTCGTCGGGGTCGAACTCCGTCATCGACCCGAACTCGCGGTCGCGGACCATCGCCTTCTCGTCGGTGTCCACGCGTTCGCGCTCGGGCGTCTTACGCCGGGAGTCCGCTAACGTCGCGATGCGGTCGAGCAGGCTCACAGCGCCATCGCCTCCAGGTCGCCTGCGTCCATGCCCTCGTCGTCGAGGCTCGCGCCGAAGCTCGCCGCAGCGAACCACAGCGCCATCAGCCGGTCACCGTAGTGGCCGGCGTCCGGGGTCCACACCCGCATCTCCTCGCGGAGGTCCGTGGTCTCGGGGTGAGCGGGGAAGTCCCAGCGGTCCATCTCGATGTCGGTGGCGAGGGATTGCACGCCGAGCTCGGGGTCCCGCTTCTTCGCCGTGGTGGTGCGGCCGACCACCTGGATCGAGCCGACCTCCTCCTCGGTCATGCCGAGGCCACGCGCGATCTCCGGATTACGGAGCATCTGGACGATGAACACCTGCGCCGCGTTGTCCTCGACGACGAACCGCGCCGACCCGCCGGCGTGCTGCACCGGCGCGTGAAACGCCCGGTAGCATTCGACCATGGCCTTCAGGATTTCCGGGGCACCCATCTGGCCGCTCCTGAGGTGGCGCAGCTGCCGACGGTGGCCCGCCCGGACCACCGTCGCGAGCGCGGTCTCGTCCGCGGTCTCCTTGGGCTTGGTCGCGAGGTCCACGCCGGTGACGAGCTCGACCTGGGCGTCCACTTTCTCGGGCCAGCGGTCCCACCACTCGATGCGGCCGCGGCTGCGCAGCCAGTGCTCCTCCTTGAAGTAGGCCGTGGTCTCGGACAGCGGCATGTCGCGGTACATGCGGTTGTACGCGACCAGGGAGGAGCCGTCGCGGATATCCCGGAGGCGCTTCCACGGGAAGCGCGCTGGCCACAGCGTCTGGCCCTTCTTGAGCCCCGTCTCGGCGTCGAACCGGACGGAGTGCCACCGCGGACGCTTGGCAATCTCGTGCAACGCGTCGTCCACGTGCCAGGCGGTGTCGATGATGATGCAGAAGCCGCCCGGCAGGACGCGGCTCATCAGCTCCTCGTCGATCGTCTCGAGGACCTTCAGCCGCTGGGCAGGGCTCTGGGTGTTCGCTTTGTCGAGGATGTTGTCCAGGATCAGGCCGTGCACGCGGGCGCCCAGGATCTGGCCGTCGAGGCCGTAGGCGGCGAGCGACGGGTCGGGCAGCCCGTACGGGCAACCGTGGACCCGGATCCCCTCGGCGCCCCAGGTGTCGGCGCCAGCGCGCAGCTCGCCCTCGGCCGGCCGCAGATCGGGGAAGACCTCCCGCACGCGCGGGTTCGAGACGATGATCCGGCCGATCGTCTTGACGTCCTTCTGGGCCTGCTTCGCCTTGGACTTGACGATCGCGTACTGCCGGTCGGGGTGCTTCCCGAGAAGCCAGGTCGCGAGGATGCGGGCCTGCGTCGATTTCCCATGTTCCACGGGGAACCACATCACCAGGCGGTCGTGCGTGCGAGCGAGGTCCTGGAACACGCGGTGGTGCGCCGCCTGGACGAGCGGTTCCCCTTGGTCGTCGATGAACGCGTACTCGGCAAACGCGTTGACGTCCGTCTGGCAGCGAGCCCGCACGTCGGCAAGCGCCTCGGCGTGGGCCGCGGCCGCCGCGGCGTCGAACGCCGCCAAGAACGCCTCGCCAGCCTGGCTCACGACGGCCACCACCAGGACGAGAACGGCGAGAAGAAGGGCCCGCAGCTCACGCATTGGCACCCCCCAGGATGTCGGCGAGCTCGGCGCGGATCGCGGCAAGGACCGTGGGGTCCTTCACGTGGCGGACTATCACGCCGGCCGCCTGCTCGACGATCTCGCGGGCCTTCTTCTCGGTGATGCCGATGGAGAGCTTGTCGTTCCAGAGACCGAGGTGGCGACCGAGGTCCCTGAGGGCGGCCGGCTTGTCCCACAGGCGCATCTCCCTCGTGCGCCCGACATACTCACGGTCCCTGCCCTGGCCCTGGTACTCCTCGAAGGTCTTGATGCTGGCAATGGCCTTGCGGACGGACGCCGGGATCTCCTCGAGCGGACGCATGCAGCCATCGCTGTCGAAGATGTCGATCGGGTCGACGTCGGCAATGTCGCGGAGGCGGTCCAACACGAAGTCCGCTTCGAGGTCGGTCCGGCTGAGGCGCTCCTGGTAGAGCTCTCGGAGCCTCGCCTGGACCGCCGGCGACCGCAGCCACGTCCACGCCTGCTTGTTAGGATTCTTGGCTCGGGAGCCTGCGCGCCGCGCAGCAGCAGCACCATGCAGGTCTATCAGGTACTCATGGCAGAACGCCTCCTGCAGGTCGGTGAGTTTCGCTTCGTGCTGGATCTTGCCCACAGCCTTCAGCCTTTCGCATGGAAGCAGCCCATGCTCGCGGCCCGAAAGCTACGGCAGTTGTCGGTGTAAAATTTACACTAGTTCTCGTGCAGATAGATCGCGAGGGGGCGGAACTCCATCCCGATCGGGAGGTGCACCATGAAGTGCGCGGCCACCCTGGACGCACGAACGCCGGTGAGGCTCATGCGCCCGCACATGAGGTCCTTGACGTCTTGCTCCGGTAGCCTGGAGCGCGCTGCGATGTCGGCATACGCGAGGTTGTGGGAAGCTGCCCAGCGCTGCGCTCTGGCCTTCGCCTCCTCGATCTCGGCGACCGTCAGGGTAACCCTGATCTCCGTCATCATGCCTCCGTGCTACGACCTCCGCTTCGGCGCTTGGATCATGGTCCGGACCTTGGCCGCAAGCCACGCCTCAGCCAGAGGGTGGATCGTTCCGTCGGGATACCCGATGCCTATCCGTGACGCCTGCACTACTTTTTCCACTGCGTGGGCCCGGACCGCCAGCACGATCTTGATCTGCGATTCGTCCCATTCCACGCCGTCCCACGCGATCGCTGCTAGCTCGACCATCGACTTGCTGTCGATGCTCTTCGCCTTCGGCGCTCGAACCTCCTTGAATTCGAAGAACCGCCACAGGGCTAGAGTCGCTTGCAGTTTCTCGTCTCGCTCCAACACGAGCAGTGAGCTCGGGTGCTGTTCAGCCTTCAGGCGTGCGATCGCCGCCTCGCGGATCTTGTGCATCTCCATCCTCCGTGGTTGAAGTCCCCGCGGAGGATCGGCAAACTATGCGGTCGCTTTACTGCCGCGAACCGCCCGTTGGCCCGTGAACTGCTCCCACCTGGCCACGATGACGTCGCAGAACCGGGGATTGCGCTCGACCGCGAAGCAGCGGCGCCCCAGGCGCTCGGCCGCGATTAGCTGGCTGCCCGAGCCGGCGAACGTCTCGAGGCACACGTCGCCCGGGCGGGTGTGCTTGAGCATCGGCAGCTCGAACAGCCGGACCGGCTTCTGAGTGGGGTGGATGCCGTCGGTGCAGCGGGCCTTGCCCTCCCAGTCGACTTCCCACACGTTCGACTGCTCGTCCGCGACTGGGAACGCCGCGGGCTTGTGGCCCTGGCGCCAGCCCATGAGGCAGGGCTCGCTGCGGTAGTTCCACATGGCGAACCCGAGGACGAACGTGGGCTTCACCCAGGTGATCGTCTGGTGGTAGCGGATGCCCGCGGCTTCCCACGCCCGGCGGAAGCTGTCGGCCGTGGCCGACGCGTGCCAGCAGTACCACGCGGCTGCTTCCTCGACGTGCACCAGGGCGGCGCGGAACACGGCCACGAGGAACCGGTCGAACTGATCGTGGTCCTCGAAGTGGTCCCACGCGTCGAGGTCCTCGTAGTCGCCCGACCAGTCGCGGTTCTGCGAGCCCCGCGCCCGGCCGGCCTCCTTGTCCCGCTGGTTCTGCGGGTGGCTGGTGCCGTCGTAGCCGACGCCGTAGGGCGGGTCGGTCGCATAGAGCGCGGCCTTGGCCCCGTCCATGAGCCGGGCCAGCACCGCGGGATCCTGGCTGTCGCCGCAGACGAGCCTGTGCGCCCCCAGGACGACCAGGTTGCCCTCCTGGGTCACCGGTGTCTCGGGCGGCTCTGGGACGTCGTCAGGGTCGGTGAGGCCGTCCTCGGGCGTGAGCTCGGCGAGCAGCTTCCTGGTCTGCTCCGCCAGGTCGTCGAAGCGCAGCAACTCGGTGAGCTCAGGGAGCGCCGCGTTGATCTCGGCGAGCAGCCGGTGCAGGTCCGGCGTGAACTCGCCGGCGATCGCGGGATTGTTGAGCGCGATGTTGAGGGCCTTCTCCTCGGTCTCGTCGAGGTCGACGACCACGACCTGCGTCGTGGACTCGCCGAGCTGCTGCAGCACGCGCAGGCGCTGGTGGCCGCCCACGACGCGCCCTGTGCGACGATTCCAGACGACCGGCTCCACCAGGCCGAACCGCTCGACCGAGCCGCGTAGGCCGCGGAGGGCGTCGTCTGAGATCCTGCGGGGGTTGTAGTCCGAGGGGACGAGATCGCTGAGTTGCTTGGTCTGGATGTCCATGGCGCCTCCGTGCGCTGGGGCCTACGGGTGTGGGTTCGGTCCGCCGTCCGCCGGCACTTGGCCGGGCTCCTCGGCGAAGTGCTTGTCAAGCTGCTCGCGGACCGCCTCACAGCAGACGCTCATCGCCGCGCGCATTTCCACGACCAAGTGCGTTTGGACCATCAGCGCGGCTTGGAACGACGTCGTCACGCCTTCGCTGGCGATGGCCGCGGTAGCCTCGACGCGGACTGCATTGGGTGGCAGGCTCACGGCTTCTCGCTTTCGCCCGCGGCAGCCTCGGCGGTCTCCGCCTCTGACGCCAGCTGCAGCATGACCAGGACCTTCTTCGCCTGCACGAGCACAGCCGGATGGACCTTCACAGCGACGAGCCGGAAGCGGGCTGGCTGCCCGGGCGCAAGCACGACCGGCTCGACCTCCTTGTAGACGCCGGCCGGGTGAGGCTCGCCGCGCTGCATCGCGCCGAAGACCTGGTCCACGAGGTCGGTCAGGTGAGAGCAAACACCCCGGACCAACTGCTCGACGTCGGTGAGCCGACGCTCGCGATCGCAGACCTCCCTCTCGAGTTCGCTCACGGTCGCGGCCAGCTTGGCCAGGCGCTCCAAGTCCTCGCGTCCCTGCGGCCGCGTGCTGGCGGCCGCGCGGATGGCGGTCACCTGGGCCCGGATGGCGGTGATCTTGTCCTTCACGTTCGCGTCCTCCCTCGGACGAGGTCCCCTGCAACTACGGCACCGCCACCTGAACGAACCGGCCGCGCGCGTCGCGTGCCAGCAACTGCATCTTCGCACCGGCCAGCTCGCCGCGTGCGAGCGAGAGCATCGTGCTGAGGCTGTGCTTCGCCCGGTGCTCCCGTAGCAAGTCCCGCGCGAGCCGCGCGCACTCGGCCGACAGCCGCGTGATCTCCTGCTCCTGGCGGTCCATCGTGACGAGGCACTGAGCGAGCAGGCGCTCCAGTTCGGCGACCCGAGCGGGTGTTTCCGCTGCGTCCGACAAACCTGGACTTCGTTGTACGTTTTTGTCCTGCTTCATAACTCCGAGTCTCCTGTTTCGGCCCTGATGCGCTGGGCGACCTCGCCCACGTGGACCGGTTGGCCGGGCGGGCCGTCACGTTGGCGCCTGGATGCGCGACGTTGGTCCAGCTGGGCTTCGGTGAAGCGCGGCAGTGGTTCGAGCCAAGCGCGCAGCTCGCTGACCGTGGGGGCGGCCCAGGGCGGCGGTCCGCCGGCGTGCTCGAGGACCTGGTCCCACGAGACGTCGCGGGTCAGGGCCATGTCGCGGATCATCGGCTCGGGGTGCTGGCGAGGCGGCGGGGGGGCGGGCTCCGGCGGGACGAAGCCGGCCGCGGTCCGGGTCTGGATTTCGGACGATTTTCGAGGGGAACCGCGCCGGCCCTCCCTATTGAGCGTCTGCATTCCCCTTTTCTCCAGCTGGGGATTGGGGAATGGTGCTGGTGCTGGGGATGTTTCGAAAGGGGTCGGGGAACCCTTCGCGAAGGGTTCGGGGAACCCTTTCGAAAGGGTTTCAGCATCCCTTTCCAAAGGGTCGGCGAAAGCTTCCGGGTAGTTGACTTCAAAGCAGTTACGGAATTCATCCCTGAAACTGTCGCCGTTCCCTTTCTTCGGAACGAACTCGTCGCTGAGGAACCGCCAGACGCGCGCGACCCACAACCCTTTCAAAAGGGTTTCGGGAAGGGTATCGAGTTGCTTTGCCCAACCCTTCACGACGTTCGGGCTGGCCGGCGGGTCGTAGCGCACGACGTTCGGGATGAAGATGACGCGGGCCTGATGGTCGGCGGTCGCCATGCCGATCGCCTCGATCTCTGCGAAGGCCCGCCTGGTGTCGGTCGACTCCCACTCGAGGTCGTCTGCGAGCGAGCCCATCCCGGCCCGGAAGATCCCGGGGATCGATCGCTTGTGGGGCCCGGTGAGCAAGTGGATCCAGAGCGTCTGCGCATTCGGCTGTGGCTTGGAGAGCGACCGGTACTTCTCGTCGCCGCTCATCCGCTGGTCGATCTTGATGAAGTAGCTTGCCATCCCTGGCTCCCGCGTCCTGGAGTACTACTCGCCGGCGGCTTCGACCGCGTCGTCGTTGGCTTCGACGACCTCGCCGGTCGCCTTGTCGACCCACTTGAACGTGCCGTCGTCGCGCGCTTCCTGCAGGACCAGCCCGCGCTCGTAGAGCTCGTCGATGATTGCCTTGACCTCCTCTTCGATGTCTCCGTCCGGGTCCGCTTCGCCGGCCTCGCGCAGGTCGGCCATCGCTTCCGCGTGGCGCTTGATCAGGTCGGCGGTCTCGACGTTGGCGAGGTCCCCCACGCCGTCGTCTACCTCTTCTGCGTCAGCGTCCGCGACATCGCCGGCCGGCAACAGCAGCAGCTGACCGGGGTTCTCGCGCGGCGCTTCCTCAGCGTCACCACCGTCGGCCTGCTCGAAGGGGATCGTCTTCTGGTTCGGCTCCATCGTCAGGACGATCTGCTCGCCGTTGGTCATTCCTGCGAGCTCGCGGGCCAGGTGCTCGCGGAAGCACATCTCGACCTGGAGCTGGATGATCGGGTCCGGGCGGCCTTCCTTGTCGATGCGGTTGTCCACGATGAACTTCTTCATTCTCGCGAAAGTGTGCATGATTCCTCCTCTGGCAATGGTGGCGCCCGCAGGATTGCGGGCTCCGGCTTGGCAGTCTCGTATCTCGTGTATTCGCGCCTCGACGCTGGTCACGCCGGGCTCTCCGTTTGCGGACGTGGACGTAGACGCGAGCACGGAGCGTTCTTCCGAGCCTCAAGTTGGGCGCCGTATCCAGGATGCGTTGATTCGTACTCGTCCGGCACTTCCCATTTGTCTGCATCAATCTGCATCCCCGGACAGCCGCAGTGCGGGCAGACAGGGATACGGTACTGGCCACGAAGGTGGAGACGGTCCCACTCATCCGTCCAGAACGTGCACCCGGCCGAATACCACACTCCCCGCTTCGGGTCGTCCGCGGCGGTAGCGGTGCCGTCGAGGCGGCAGTATTTCTCACGCGCTCTATTGTCCATTCTGCACCTCGAGCGGGACGACCTCGACCACGACCCCGTGTCGCCCGCGGGAGACACCGCACCACTCGACTGTCTGCCGGCGGATTGTCTGCATGGAGTCGTCGGGGAGCATCCGCGCGCGGTCAACGCGGCGGGTCGGCTTCGGCGGGACCAGGGCGTCCATGACGACCTTGGACAGGCCGTCGAAGTCGCGCTTGGACGCGGTTGGCTGGGTGACGTACCAGCGCAATTCGACCGGGCCAGGAAAGTACGGCCGGCCGGCCTGCAGCCAGCGCAGCCAGACCGTGCGGCGGTACTCGTGGACCTTGGAGATCAGGCGCGGCCGACCGAGCTCGTCCTTGCGGTACTGGTGGTTGCCGGTCGCTGGCGGCCACGGGAGGTCGAGGCGGATCACGGCCGCACCCCCGCGGCGTCGAACAAGTTGAGCTGCGTCGTAGCCTGCCCGACGATCTCGATGCGGTCGCCGTTCCAGACCGACTTGAGAGTCTCGTCGTCGTAGCCGGA